ATAGCGTTTACGTCCTTCTTGTCAAACCTTCTTACTCTAGTTAAGTAGTCTCTTATGGTTGATTCTTTTACGTTATTGTCTCTACCTATCAAAATAATTTCCGCAATATCCTCAACTGATCTACCCAATTCAGTAATGTTTTTTTCCCTTCTTGGTTCGGGATCAGTCATAGGTTTTATAACTTTATTACCTCTCTTTAAATAGTATCCAGATATCTCCCCCCTTCTATATCCCTCTCTGAAGTAAGAGGTCTTAAGTGTAAGGCCTAAACGAGCCGCTTCTTTGCGAAGAGCTCCAGGGTTGTATAAATCACCAGGAAAATAATTACTATACCGATCCATGTTGTATTTTACCGCAAGCTTTTTAACTGGAGACATTTCTCTTCGTGGCTCTGGAGTATCTTCTTTTTTCTTTGAAGATTTTTTATCTGACCTACGCCTTGTACCTTCGTCTACAGCCACAGCTGCTGCTTCAGTATCGTATTGCCCCTCTACTACAGAAACATTACGAACTGCATAATCAAGATTGAATTGTCCATCTTTGCCTTTCTGAACCAATACTTTACTTCCGGCTTCTCGATTTTTAGGTAAATGTAAAATTGGTTGAGTTCCATCTTTTAATGCAATATGGTAAGGATAACTTGGGTGTGAGTCTTTTTTTACTTCTACTTCTCCATTAATTTCAATAATAGCATAAACATCACCAACATCTAAACCTTTTGTAAGTTGTTCAGCGGCTACATTAGCGATTAAATCTATCAATCCTTGAGCTGTGGTGGTGGTTTTTTTGGCAAGGGTCCTGTCTGGTCTGCCTCCTAAAAATTCAGTTATTGCTGCTTGACTTTCTTTAGGAATATTTTTAGCTATTTCACCAACAATATCCTTAACTATAAATCCTCTTTTTTCAAATGTACTTGTTGATGGATCAGTAAAGTATTTTTTTATATCTGTTTTTAAATCTTTAGCGCTTTGTCTAAGATTAATTTCTCCATCAGCTTTTCTAACTGTTGTAGAAACAGCGGACCTAAACAAAGATGGGCTAATTAAATTTTCATCTAACATAGTATTTAGTATTGCAAGTGTAGAGTTTACACCAGATGCACTACTAACTAATTTAGAATCAGTGCCTTTAGTAAGGGTAAGAAATGCTTTACCACCATTCTGTTTTAATTGTTTATTTAATGCATTTGCAATAGTTTCTGCAGTGCCTTTTTTTCCTGACGCCCAAACATCGCCAAATTTAGTTACAAAAAAGACTCCACCCTCTCCTTCAAATATAACAATACCATCGTATTTTATTTCTCCTGCAAGCATATCATCAGGAGATGTAATTGTCGTAAACATGTTGTTTAAAAATAAAACATTTTCTGGCTGTGTAACACGACCCTGCTTTATATAGTCAACTATACTCTCTTGCTGGGTATAGCTAACTTCAAAAGAACCCTCTCTTCTGGTTTTTAAAGCATCGGCAGGATTATCAACTTTTTTTCCTCCTTTAAATTGTGTTAATGGAGCTATTTCTTTTGATGTAATAGCCTCACCCTCTGCTGTTTTCTTAGCCACCACATTAAGCATGTCGATAATACCTTGGTCATCAGAAGTAAATTGTTTAAAAGAAATCCCTGCTTTACTTAAAATGCTTTCGACCCATTTACGAATTCTGCTTTTTGATGGAGCATCAAGCTGCATAAAATTGTCAGCAATGTATCCTACTATTACCGCCAATCGCTCTTCGTCTTGAATCGCTTCGTCGTAATTAGAAACAAAATCTTCTATTTGTCTTTTTATTTCAGGGGTTAATCCTTTAGCTTTTGAAACGGCTTGCATCATTCTTTTAGTAATAGCCTGAGCAGCTGCATTAGTTTTAACTGCATTAAGTAATACCGCATGGAATACCTCATGAGCCATTGTCCTGTTTGAAGCTTTAGGTAAATTTATATGTATAGTATTAGATGCGGGATCATAAGTTCCATTGCTAGTGTCTCCAGCTATTTTCTGATAGTTTTCACTATTTTCGTGAAGAACAATATTAACTTTTGGAAACACTTTAGATAGAGCTTTAACAGCTTTTACCGCTAGGTTTTTAATGCCTAGTACAGTATCAGCGTCGTTATCCTCTTCTAAAGATTCTTCTAGAGCTCCTTTAGTAACCGTTATATTATCACTAATAGTCTCAACCTCTACCTCTACTGGCTCTCCTTCTAGGCTTTGTACTGTTTCTTTAGTTGACTCTCCTGGCTCTATGCTAACTTCGGTGTCGCTAGGACCTTCAACAAGCTCCTGGAAGTCAGTTACCTCATCAGAAACAACTGTATCAGAGGTAGATTCTGGAGCAACACCAATGCCTGCATCCAACAATTGTTGTCCACTATAAGTTAATCTTATTTTCTTTTTACCATCAATCTCGATACTTCCCTCACCTGTAGGCTCTACCCCTTTAAGTGCATCAGGAACATTTTCTTTCGAGTCATATTCAAAAGAAAAAGATTTATTTGGATCATCCACAATAATTTGTTCTACTTCAGCTTTATCTTTTTGTTGAGCATCATAAGTAGAGCTTACCATTCGTTCAAGCTCTTTCTTCATTTTTTCTTGCTCTACCTTAAGGGGTTCAGCAAGCACATCATCTGTAGTTTCTATTTTTTTCTGAAGCTGATTGATGTTATATATCAACATTAAAGCACGCTGCTTCTGTTCTTTTGTGTAAGTATCAGGTATTTGATTTGCATTTATACCTTGTAGCTCTTGATAGGTTTGACGCTCCTTTGCTGCATCTTCTTCAGTATAGTTTTTAAACTCACCCTCAGTTGCATTTATTTTTTGTTTTAGCCTAGTCTCAAACATTGCATCGTACTGAGGATCCCCTATCATTTCCTCAAACATATCATACATCTCAGAGGAAACAGCTTCCATGTTTGGACTAGTTGCTGCATTTGTTATCGCGCCAGGTACTGACATGATAAAACCTCCTATCATCTCTTGAGCCCCAGCCTTTAGAACTTCTGCTACGTACTCTCCTACCGTATCTGGAGTGTTAAACATTTCTTTCTCCTTGGTAATATTATAGATTTGTTTTACACTTAACTCTGCTATCTGCTGAGCAAAACCTGTTTCAAACTCTGCAGCTCCACCAGCACCTATAGTAAGTAAACCCCTTCCGATAGCACTATCAACATCTTGCCTAATAAATTCTCTGAAAGTTTTAACACTTGATCCTTTCGGAACTTGTCGCAATGCTTTTAAAACAAATTGATTTATTAATCCTTTTTGATTTATTAAATTTCTGAAACCATATGATTCTAATACACCCACTGCTATTCCGATGGGTGTGACTACCATAGCTTTTTCGTTTTCACTTATGTTATCAAACTCTGGGTTGTTCTCCATCTCTTCGGTAACATTATCAGTTACAAGAGCATACATCTGAGCTGCTCTTTGTGCAAACCCTAGATAAGGTATAGGTACTGCTACCATTGCGGGAATAGATTCAGCAAGGCCTAGTATAGCGCCTCCCCAAAAACCTTCTTTCTTAGCGTCACTCCACTCTGGGGTTACATCAGAAGACCCTATCGCTAAGGTAAATCCTTTACGAGCAGCCTCTAGCCTTCCTTCACTCTCATCAAATTGATTAGCGTATTTAGAAAAGTTACTACGCCTACGACCTTTTACAGCTTTATCATAGGACTCAAAAAACTTCTCTCCTTTCTTTTTTAAATCTTTTATTTCAGATCTAATTTCTTCTGCAAAGGTAATATCCCTTTCAATTTCTTGAGCTCCCACAACCACGCCTGGAGTCATACGAGTGGTCTTACTAGTTCTTGCGATGTCTGTAAACTCGCTCAACAACTGTTCAGCTGTAACATCATCAAGTATTTCTTCTAACCTTAAGTCTATCAAACCTTTTTTTCTAGCTAGACGAACAACTTCTTCTTTATATTTCTCTTCAGATAGACCTGCTCTAGCTTCTGTTTCAGCTGCGTAATCTATCTTTTTTCTTTCTATAGAAGAAGAGATAGCTCCTAAACCGTCTGTCAGTCCGTTCCAAATACCTTTGGCCCAGCTTCCTTGTTTTGCACGCATCTCCGTGTATCTCCCAGCTTGCTCATCTAAAAGCCTGCCTTGTTCATTAAGGTCTTTTTCTTGGGCTACCAAACTTATAAAAGCCTCTTGTAATTTTACTTTGTTTTCAGGTGTTTGTAATTCAGGAGAGCTGTCAAATAAAAGTTTATTTTCTAAAAATTTAATTTTAGAATCATTGAATTGTTCTTCAACATCATTAATTTCTTTGACCCTCTGTTCTACTTCTTTTTCAGTAAGTATATTTTTTTGTTCTTTGACCCAACCTTTTTCTGCATCTTTTATCCAGTTGCCTTCAGTTTTAATTTTATTCTTTTTTAAAAAGTCTTGAAGCTTTTTAGCGTTTTGTTTATTGAGTTCTTGTTGAACTTCAGGAGAATAAACATTAGTTCCAAAACCACCTGTAGTTACCTTTCGTTGTTTTAATGGTAACTCAAGCTCTTCTCTCTTGCCTTGCTCGTCTTTAGGGGCTAGAATTTTAACCGAATCCATTCCAGGAGCGTTCTCCTCAAAATCAAATCCATACTGCTTAAAATTTTCTTGTAATTCAGGAACTACAAACTCTTCTGATTTGTCTGTAAAAGATCCGTCTATAAGATTTAGACGCGCATCAAACTCTTCGGTTGTGTCGAACAAGTCTTGCGAGACCAAAGAACCATCCACCAATTCTGATTCCCCAGAAATTTCTTTTTTTTTTAACGGGTCCTGTATTCCTAATAAACTTTTAAAGTCATTAGGTGAGTCATTATAACCATCGTCTCTAAACAACTTATAACTGTAATCTAAAGCCTCAGTGTTCGTGCTTAAAAGATTTTTAAAATCATCTATGCTGTCGCTATAACCATCAGCCTTAAATAAATCATACGCGTACTGTAATGCTTCCTCGTTCATTATTAGTTATTTTGACCTTGGTTAAACTTACCAGCTCCACCTCCGGGATCTGTTTGCTGAGTAGTGTTGGCTGGTAAAAGTTTAAATGTTTTTATAAGGCTTTCATTAGAACTATTCAGTATAACAAAATCTTTAATTAATTTTTTCAAATTTTCATTAGACATGAATTTCTTATTTACAAGATCATATAAATCTATATTAAGTTTTTTATCACCTATAACTATATTTATTTCAGTAGGATCAGCTATGTTAGCTTGTTCTACTTCAGCATTGTATTTGCTAAGCAGAGGTTCGAGTTTTTTCTGAACTAACTGTTCTATTTGATTGACCCTAACATTTCCTTCTGCGTCTTTTATATCCTCAGTAATTATATTAGAAAAATCTTTGTCAGCTTGTTGAATAATTTGTCCTATAATATCTCTTGACTCTTCTTCTTTTTCGCCTAGCTGTGCGTAGCCTAGCTTAATTCTTGCGTCCCCTAATCTTATTTGCTCCTTTTCATATTCACTCATTGGAGCTTTCCCAGCAGTCTCTTTAATATCCAGCTTAGTTCTGATCATATCACGCACACCATCTATAGCTGCCTTTTCTTGATCTACAGTTAGCCTAGGCTGATAAGCCCCGCTATTGTCTACAAACATTTCTATACCTAGATTTTCATCTGGAATAGAATCCATTCTAGTATTAGTCCTTAAGTCAGTAAAGGTGCCGTCATCATTTTTAGTATACATGTAATATCCATCAGCGCCCATTGTATCTATAAGCATACTAGCTTTAGACATATCTGTCACCATAGAGGCTTCAATGCTTTTATTTACAGCTTCTCCAAATTCGCTTAATACAGTCTCCCCGTCTTTTGTTTCAAACATTCTAGCAAACGCATCTTCCTTAGTTTTAATATTGGGATCAGTAGCTTGCAATACCTCTATTCTTGTTCCTAAAGATTCCGCAAGTCGAGTGGCCTGAACATCTGACTGATACCGGTCTACTTGTCTGTTTATAATTCCTTCCGCAGTACCAACGCTCATTAAAGACTTGTTTACGCCATCTATTTTTTTAGTATTCTCATAAGTATTAGGATCACCATCTTCTATAGTACTTGCTAAAAAAGCTTCTCCAGTTATGGGATCAATATAATAATCAGTAGATCCTGGGGGTCCAAACCTTTCAACGGATCCCATAAGCATAGCTTCAATCTCACTGCCAACTGGGGGTTTGCCATCTATAGATTGAAGTCTTTTCATCCCTGCCTCATAGTTATCTTGATACTGTTTAGATAAAGTAAATAGTTTTTTAGTAGATGAAAGTCCTGTATTTGTTCTTGAGTTATATTCTTTTAAAGATATAGCACCAGACTTTAATAGTTTTTGATTAGCTAAAGCAATAGCTGAAGCTTGCTCTGCATAACTAGAGATACGATCATTTTCTTTTGAGTAAGCTCCTTGAGGTTTATTTGCTATGTCCTCTAAATTAGTAAGAACTGCATTATCAATATCTACCCTTTGCTGTTCGCGCTCCCCTTCTATTCTAGTTATATCGTCAGTAATGCCTTTGGTGATTGCTCTCCAATCAACTATGTCTTTACCTTCTCTAGATTTATACTTATAGTACGTTGCCATTATTTATTTTTTAATTACCTCCGCGTATTAAACCTGTAACTCCTTGAAATATTTTTCCAAAAAATCCATCTTTTTGAAACATCCCTTTATCGTCAGCCTGTCTCGCTTTTCGATTAGCTACTCTAGTTTCTTTATCTTTTCCATATAATTCTTGAGCGCTTTGTAACCCCGTAGTAATGTCCCCTAAGCCTTGAACGCCTGCCGTTATGGCCGATGCTTGATTTTTAGCTGCATCTGCAGCCGCTTGTTGAGCGCCTTCAGCTTCTTGCAAATCCAAAGTAGCTTTCATTGTAGATAATCTAGACTCTTCGCCTGCTACTGTACGTTCTAACTTCTCTAAGCTATCAATCTGTCTATTAGTAATATCTTGTTCGCCTTGCTGCATTCCAAGCATAACTCTTCCTGCGGTAGCTGCAGCGCCTCTTCCGGCCTCTTGACCTGCTTGTACCAGCTGTTGACCTACGCCAGCTAAAGCGTCACGCTCTTGCTCAAATGATTTAAGATTAATATCTAAACCTTCATAAAAGTTTTGTTCTAACTGTGCCCGTGCCGCAGCCATTGCTTTTTCAGCATCCGCTTCGGCTTCTTGTTGTAGTTTATTTTGTTTTGAGGCTTGAAGAAAATTCATTGCTACACCCCCTGCGCCTATAACTGCACTAGTAATTGCTGCCATATTATAATAGTTTTATCATTTCTTGTGAGTAATTATCTGCTGCGGTGTATCCCAAGTTCTCATATGTTTTAATTAAACTTTTATTTTTTAAGAGCGCATAGCTGAATTTCTTACCGCTATCCTTACAGATTTTTGTTAATGTCTTAATGAGTAACGTCAAAGCCTCTTGGCGCTGTGGTTTTTTCTTATAATCTTTATTAGATATAATCCAGTCTACCCAAGCTACTTTTGAATTAGTCATATATATAAATCCTGCACAAACAGGCATGTCATTATCTAAAACCATTATACCACCTTTACCGTCATCAGGTAAAAATGCAGGAACTGGAGCTGTCCACTTCCAATCTTTCCACCAACCTACGAGAACTTCTTCATAGTCAGTATCGTTTAATGGCCTTATGTTAAATTCCATTGAGTAACAAAGATACTAATTTTTAAGGATTGCTTTTAGCTACTTGAGACTCTACAGCAAACAGCTCTGTTGCTATTGTTGCAGTATTCTGAAGTACAAACTTCATGTAGTGACCTAACAGTCCATGAGATTCAGCCTCTTGATTTTTAATATATAAAATAAAAGAGTCTTGAAGAGTAGGAGCTGCGCCTCCAGCCACCGTTGCGTCCACTGTAATCCTGTTTATATTATTAACCAGATCAATTTCTATAGCTGTTACCGTGCCCACAAGTGTTGGACCTGTATAGGGAGGGTTTGCAGAGTATAGACTGTCCCCTATACTTATAATGTTACCTATGTTTATGGTAGTAGCAAAGTTTATAATCGGAGTATTGGCAGTTCCAGTTACCGATAAGCTTTGAGAGATACCATTCATTGATCGTAACGCATACTCTGTAATAGCTGCGGGGTCACCCCCTGAACTTCTGATGTAAGCAAACCAGTCCCCTTCTTTTTGAACAAACCAAGTGTAATCAATAAGGCCTGTGTTAGGAAGGTCTGTCTCAAGTGCTGCTGACCACGCTGTATCTGATTCTAAGTTTACAGTTTTAAATATTTTATTAGTTATAGGGTCATCATTAAATACACTAGTTATTTCTGAGAAGCCCTGAACGCCATAGTAGTTGTTTCTGACTTCGTTACTATTGTGCTGAAATATATTTCCACCAGAAAAAGAATACAAGTAGTTATTTAAGCCTACTAAATACTCAGGCATGTATGAATAAAAAGAAGGCCACCCGTTAGAGTTTTCACTGTAGGTAAGAGTATAGTCTGGCATAATGTTTAATTTATATATACAAATTTACTAAAAATAACTGACCACTTTATCACCCCAACCATGTGACGCGCTATAAGGCCACATAAGATACCTATAAGGGACTTGTCCAGCCAAGCTTCTGACTACAGTCATGTAAGGATTGTTAAGCGATTTAAGGGTCTTAATCTCTTCTTTTGTTATAGTGTCATGGTGAACTACTATTCCATTGCTATCTTCGAATACAAGCACTCCAAAAGCGCAATCCTCATATAAAAAGTCATGCTTATTAATCTTAACATAATAATCTTTAGTTTGGTGGTATATAGAATCTCCTTCTGTACCAGGAGGTGGCAAGTTCTGTTGACATCTATGTGTTATAGTCTGATCTTTAAATTTTATTCCAGCATACAGTTCATAATCCTCTAAGGTTCGCTCTTCTCCAAGATCATACTCTTTAAAGGTATTCTTATTGCAAGGAGAACACACCTCTCCGTTTACTCCTAAGAGTTGTCTTGTTCTTGCTTTTGATTGATTATCTCTTTCAAACCATTTCTTATGATCGTCCCAATGTTTAGCCCTGCCCTCACGCGTATACTCATGCCATACTATTGGTTTATGTGGCGCAAACAAATCGTAGCCATGCGTGTAAGCCCTGACTGATATAGATATTTCTTCTCCATAGAAATACATAAGCGGATCATGAGGAACCTCTTTACAAAACTGACCCAATGTAAAAGCAAAGTGTCCAGAGTAAAACCTTGAGGGGACAGGAACAATACTTTTTGGCATTGTGTATGGGTGAAAAAGAGCTACGCCATCTTTCCACGTATTCACTTTCATACCGTATACAGTTTCATTTTGTTCAATAGGTTTATTAATATGGTATGCCGGGCAGTATGAAGTAAGCAAAGGTTTTTTAAAGCCCTGCTTCTGAAGCCTAGCTATAGTACTAATACATTCACTGTCCCACCCCTCAATAAACCTATGATGCGAATCTAAATGAAGAGTATAGTCCTCTCCATTATAGTGTTGTTGTATCTGATTACGTGCCCAGCAAGTGCCTTGAGCCTCTGTGTGTGGTATCTGTATTACTATAAACCTTCCGTCTTCAGCAAACTGATCAAGTCGGTCCCACTCATCTTCTTCGGCATACTGGTGAGCTATGCATATTTTTAAATTCTCTGGATGATGAGCTTTCTCAATAAGATCTTTGATGGTAGGTATAAGCTCAGGATCACGATAACTCGCAATCTGTACAAATATAGATTTCATTAGATTTAATTTTATGTACTAAGATAATCAATTAATTAAAATCCAAACCCTCCTCCTGTACACTGGCTATTATTACATCCTGAAGATGTAATTATTTGTATTACGTCTCCTTGAGAAGCAGCGGTAGTTGTGCCCTGAATAGTGCCACAAAAAGTCTGTCCTGTATTAGTTCTAAAAAACACTACAGTTGAAACAGCTAATGAAGCTATATATGAAATTCTATAACTCACAAAAGTACCACACGTAGTAATTAGATAAGTAAATGTGGAGACATCTTGTGTTATTTGTCCTCCAACAATTAATGTTATATCAGAGTCTTGAGTAATACTTGTAGGATTAAATGTAACACTTGAATTAGCTATACTAAATCCATCTGTAACTAAAATACTTGAGTTAAAAGTTGTAGTATCTAAAGGCGAAGGTCCTGTAACAAAAGATCCAATAGTGTCACCTATCAAATTATACCCCACACCCAGAGTGCTTCCAGTGATATTATTGTCAATTGATGTTATAGTTCCAGTAATATTTTGAGGAGCTGAACTACAAGTAGTTGTTACTCCAGTAAATTGAGCTCCATTCCAATACCTAGATATTTTTGAGCCTGAGCTAGTGAATGCATAGGTTCCAGCATTTGCATAATCTGATGTTCCACAAGAGTTTTGAGTTTTCCAAATTGCAGTCACTGCACTAAAATTATTATTTGCATTTCCAAAAACAGTTGTATTTCCTCCAGAAGGACATACGTCTGTAGCTTGATTATATTCTACACTATATGCATAACAATCAACGGTAGGAGTACACGCTGAACTATCACCAGTGCAGCCGCTAAAAGTTTGTGTTATAGTATTGTTTGTAGAGGTAGCTGTAGAATCACCTGTTATAACATAACAAGTAGTTCCTGTATTGCTTGTATGAATTGAATCACCTATACTAGCACTTCCAGTTGTTTTAACCACTATTTCTCCTCCTCCAGTGCAAAGCTCAGCAGTGAAATAGGAATTAGGATCTGTGTTAGCTGGTGGTGCTGATCCTCCAGGACATGAGCCTTGTGGATCTTCTGTTATTGTACCACCAAGGCTTAAAGAACTATTTTGGTAACACAAAGACCTTTCTTCGTTAGGGGAAAGTGATACATTGTTATAAGAAGAACCAGCACAATCAGTATAACTGTATGTACCTCCAGAGCCACCGCCATTAAGTATAGATAAGGTGCATCCAACTCCAGGACAAGGAGATGTAATGGTATTGGTTGTAGTTCTAGTAGTTTGGCTAACTAATCTATAACAACCCGAAGCTGCACTTATTTGTGTTTCGTCACCTATTTGTCCAGAACCTAATTGCACATCGTATTCATTACTAGAGTTTGTTATGTCTCTAGCTACAAAGGAGTTATTAGGAGGAGGAACTACAATACAAGGATTAGTTCCGCTTGTACATCCAGTATAAGCTGTCCCATCATACACCCCACCAAATGTGGTATCTGATCCTAATCTTTGAGAGTTAATCTGGTAACACGTTGTTGATCCATTAATTTTTACTGAGGTTGTTCCCTCATTAAAAGTTGTTCCAACAGGCGCTTGAATAACAAGCGTATTATTAGGGTTGTTACACTCCTGAGCAAACCAGTAAGTAAATTGAGGCGGCACTGCAGGGCACGCAGCGTCTGCTGTTAAAGCTAAGCCATTCTCTACTAAAGGTATGCCTGAGCTAAGAGTGGTAACTGGAGCGGCATTACTATACGAATAGTACGCGTTTGAATTTGTATTTAGATAAATAAACTGATTGCTTGTAGGGGGAATTGATGTGTAAATAGCACTTTTAGCTCCTGTACCCGCAGACACTGGACACAAATTAAGAAGATAATATTCCGCAGGTGTTCCTGGATCTGGCACACAAACGCCTGATATTGTATTTGCCGTACCATTTACCGCCAAAGAATCAATAAGCCAACAGTTAGAATTAATGCTAGTTGTAACCTCTTGACCTACTGCAAAATTATTCTTTAATACAACATGGTCTTGAGTACCCGTAACTTTATCTGTAATTTTAAACGCATTATTGGCTGCTGGCGTAGGATCGGGAGAAGGCTTACTACACGATGGACAATCTTGTGGCGGGTCTAAAACTCCATTAACTTGTTGACGGGCTGTGACACCGCCCATTTGATAAAACCCATCAGCTGCAAGGGTGGTTAAAGCCGCATCAGTATAGACAGCAGTAGCTTTTGCAAAATTAAAAGTGTCTATGTAGTATATATCAGCTTGAGCCATTGTATAAAATTAATTAATTTTTAACATAAAGAGAATGATATTACTCTTCCGTTATTTCCTATTTGCACCCATCCTTCCATAAAACCTGCTTGAGCTTTTTTAGTTCCTGTAGCCGGTGCTCTAAAACCAAAGTACTTGTTATTTCCATTAAATGGAGTATTGAAGTTTGAATCGATAAAAAATAAAACATCCCCGTTAAATAAATTATTAGTTGTTGTTATCGATGTAAACACAGGATTGCTACAGTATATCGTATTACAAGGTTCTAATTGAGACGAACTATCTGCGCCATTATTTTGTCTTTGATTAAACATCCAAATAGGGTTATCAGTAGAATCGCTTGGACAGTTTACAGGGTCATTACATGCGGATGCTTCTCCTACAATATCACCGCTAGCTCCATCACCCCAATTTACTATTTCTATTTGAGCGCATTTTCTTATACTTACATTTGATCCGCTTAAATTTATTTCATCATAATAAACAAAATTACCAACACTAAATAAACCTAATGAAGTCTTTCCTGATAAGAATACTCTTGTTCCACTACTACCACACTGAATAGCTGAGTAGTTATATTGTTCACACGCAGATCCTGCTGTTACAGTACCATTAGTTCCTGATGTTCTTACGGGTATATTCTGAGCACATTTTACAACTGACTTTCCGCCTCCAACTGTTTCTTGTAATTGAACCCCATTACAACTCTCCCAAGTAAATATATTGTCAGATCCTCCACAAGATGAACCTGCCGTTACCGTACCTGTACTTGGAGTGGTGGTTGGTATTGTTGTCGAACATACATCCACAGCGTCTCCAGCGGGTAATGAAGCTATAAAATCTGGGTTGCCATCACAATCTGTAAAGTCAATTCTTATAGTGTCCGCATTAGCAACAACATCATAAGTAGTACAAGTAGACGGTGATGCTAAAGTATAAGAGTTACAGGCTAACGGAGCTGGTGTAACGTCTGGTCCAGGAGTAGGAGTAGGCTCTACGTTACATCCCACACAACAAACATCATTTAAATCTACGTTAGAATAACATAGTTGTACTTCTGTAGAATTTCTATAATCATAAATCAGATATAAATTGTCTCCTGTATTTCCAGAAGGCATTGTAAAGGTTGCGGTAACCTCCGGAATATTAAATTGTAAAGGCGTAACATTAGTTGATGCAGCAAGTAAAGCTATTATGTCTGATTGTATAAACTCTCCATATACAGTAGCTGTTCTTAAAAACCTAAAGTTGTTAGTGTCACGTTTAAAATTGTAATTATCAAATCCAATCTTGTTACTACCTATAATAACCTTTGCACCATCGTCTGGTATTACACCAGCTCCTTGACCACCAGTTAAACTTAAAAACTGACTAACTAAAGGGTTGTTAGTTCCATTTGTAAATTCCATTAATTCACTATGAAGAGGAGAATTAAACAATCCATCTTGCCACCTGTACTCATTGTGTATAAACTTTCCTCCATCTGCATTACTTCCTATACCCACTTGAATGATTGTAATTTCATCAGGCTCTGGGCAGTTAACTGTTACCTCAATGGTATCAGCTGTAATGCTGTTTGAAGAAACCACTATTGTCATGTCTTCAGCATATACTGAATTTTTAGCCACATTTAATATTCCATTAACGGAAGTAGTTACACTAGTAGAAGTTCCGTTATATAAGGCTGTAATAGTGTACGTATTATTATTTGTAGAATCTTCAATTATTATTTCATTTCCTGAAGCGGCAGTTGAATTTGTTTCTGTAATCATTTTAACTAATCCTGCATTTGGATTTGGCGTATCCGCCTCAGTTATAATATTGTCATTGCCGCCACTAGGAATAACATATTCTATTTCTACCGTACCGACCTCTTGAGTAACATCTACACAATATGAAACCTGTTCACCTACTGGTATTGTTATGTTCCTTGAGCTACCGCAAAGGTCACAGTTACCTACAAATGGTAATGTAATACTGTTGGCAGACAGAACATACTCGTTCATATAAGGGTCAAAGCCCCCTATTTTCTGCGCATCAAAATTGTCATGGAATAAATCTCTAAACCAACCTCGCATTCCAGACTCTGAAATTACAGTCAATGACTCTTGGTTATAAGCACCACCTTTTAACTGTATAACAGCGCCTCTTTGCTCATCTGTAAAAAACTTGTCGGCTCCAAACACTGCAAAGCTTTCAGGGTTTCTGCTTATACCAAACTCTTCTATTCTAGATATTTGTTGACCTAACACTTCTGGAACTGAAGTAAGGGATCCAGTGCCTCCTGCATCTGTAAGTAAATCTTTACCTGCTAGTACATAAGATATTTTATCTTCTTGTAAAGTAAGTATATCTGTTTTTCTAGAATGTAATTTTTGAATAGATCCAAATGAATCTTCTAAGGTTTTGTAGTTGACAAGCCCTAGGTTAAACTCATTAAGTTTATTTACGTTTGATTCATCATTGTATACACCACTATAAGTTAAATCCGCAAACCTGTGCGCTTCTTTATATTCTTGTCCTGATGTTGTTGTAACTCTATTACCTAGCGCAAAGGCTTCACCTTTTACTGAGTCTCTTATGGTATAACTTTCAACTCCATTTCCAAAAGTAAAACAATCAAAAAATCCTGTGTCAACTATTGCAGAGTTTTTAGTTTGAACACGTTGATTTGCTTGTGTTCCTTGATGTTCTCCATTAGTATTAACATTAAAATTTAAATTATTCTCATACCATATATCAGGAGATGCATCTGAAGGTAGTGTTTCGAATACTACAACTCCGCCTTGATTTGCTCGTTCAACTGTTATTTCTATTTCAGAATTTGAAGAGTTGCCGCCCCCAAATATTCCAGAACTTGTACAGCTTAATGTTCCTGTGGCTAAAAACCATAAAGAATTATCTCCCCCATTAGAATTATCACTTCTCCAAAATTGATAATAATTTTTATCAAAACCCACATCTATATAGCCTGGTAATAATGCATTACTTATTGTTTCTTCAGGAATTTTTTCATTTGCACCACCAGTTAATAAAGTGGAATTATAAATATTTGTAACCGTAGGAGAATCAGACTTACTTCCAACATCAAAAATACTTTCTTGTGCAATTAAATCTCCTATGTTATCTCCATCAAACCAAGATTTAAAATCAGTATAATTAGTAGTTGCGACCAACTCGCCTGAAGTATATGTGTTTCTTCTGTATTCACACTCTCCCAAAAAACCTCCTTCCGCTCCTTCACGGTGTTGAAAAACTCTAATAGTTATTACACTATTTACAGGTATGGTATAGTCTATATATGGAGTCGTAGAAGATGTGTTAGGATCGGGGTTAATTATATTTACTCGCGCTCTTCCTACAGGATAGCCTCTCATTTTGTTAAAAGGAGGAAATGTTGATGTTGTGGCTGGGTAAGCGACTCTGTTGCCACCCGGCTCTTCGCTTGAGGTTAAATTAAATCCGCTAGGAACAATTTCCATATAAGGCCCAGCAGGAACTTCTATAAAAGCGCCATCTACACTTGGATCAAAAGGATTTGTTGTGTCGGCAGGATTTTTTATTTTAAGAAAATCTTGAGCTTGTACTTTTTTGTCAATTACGACAGCCTCAACGCATTGAGTTACAGCTCCACCACTGTCTCGTTTAACTATTAATCTTTGTCCCGCTTCAATTTTTGCAGCATTTTCACCTTCTAGCAAAAAGAAAACACTATTAGACCTAGGGTCTTGAAAAAATGTTTCACTATAGATTGTTTCATAAGTGCCTACTGTAGGCTTTAAAACAAACTTATAAAACTTAGCCCAGTAAGGAGCTCTTTGAGCCCAAGGAATTGTGACTTGTATTTGATTTTGTGTTGTTGAATTAGCGCACGGTATTTGAACAGTATTGTTTGGACTTACGAGAGCCGTCGATGATCTTAAAAACTCATCCATATAGACTACTCCTATTTCATAACCTCTATTACTATGTAAGCTTTTAGGGTTAGAAATAGTACTAAATTGAGCACTAACCGAAATAACTTTAAAATACTCGTAAAAACCTCCTGATGGATTAGCAACGTCACTAACATAACGCATAGCAGGTAATTGTAATTTTATATAATTAGACGAAGGTGTATTGTCTACTATTTTAATTGGTTGGTTTGCAGCCGTTATTCCGCTTTCATACTTATAAACAGTTCCAGAGGCAGTGGTTTGAGTTGGATTAATTAAACAATTTACAGTATCAGTCAAAGTAAACCCCGAACAAGATGTTGGATTAGAGGCGTCGTAAACAGGCTTAATATTAGTTGCTGTTCCTATAGCTTGTTGAAAATCTAGTGACTCAACTAATTCATAAATAGAAGTGAAGTTTTGAGGCAATAAATACGTATACTGAATATTTGTATTTTGTTGTTGAGTTGTTGGCTGACCTGTGGTAGGATCATAAAGAGAATGCTCAAACGTAAAAGAGAAACTTAAAGCTGTATTTACTTTAAGATCAGTAAAAACATTTAAAGATGATAAATTAAATTTTATTACAGAATTAGAAATATTTTGAGAACTACCGAATGTATATACACCACTTTCAGTAGTTGAAACTAATGAAGTATTTCTAACTTCTCCAGCAATTAAATTTGCTTGAAATTCTAATTTAACTGGATTATTAAAAATATCTTTTAAATCATAACCCTCTATATAATTACCGTAGACTAATCTATTCCCCATTAAGGTTTGACCTAAAGCCTTAAGTGGAACATTATCATATAGTCTTAAAAGCTCTGTGGAAGGTAAAACAGTAAAAATTTTACTATTATTAAAAGTAAATGTATACTCTGTGTTATCAGCGTACCCTTGCAAACCTTTAGATAATTTATCAATAATCTTAATTGTATCATCTGTGCTTTCTTTATAAAGGATTTCGATTCCTTTTACTAAAGAGCTACCTGAATTAAATTGAATATCTACACCAGTTACGGTGTTTAACATACCTTCATTTAAATTAGTTGCAAAATCATATTGATAAATATTTGGATCAAATGCTGGTTCAGACCACTGTGATGTTGCTGAAAATTCTCCATTAGCATATTGATATCTATAAGCAAAACAAATAAACCTTGTTTCTAAAAAATCATCTTGATTGTTATTTTGACTTCTTAACACAATAGTAGGAGACTTAATAGGTGGCTTCTTAATCACCATAAACTCTTCCGCAGTTACAACATCTACGTCATAAAAAGGATTGGGATAATTCTGTGTTACATTTATAAACCTAGGAGGATTAATGTTGTCAGTAAAAAACAATAAGTCATCTACTAAATCTATACCCGTTATTAAATGTTGAGGATTAAAATTCAAAGTAGTGTTAGCACCAAATCCGTCATCAATACTTATTATATGATAAGTAAGGCTTTGAGTAGTAGGATTAAAAGATACTACCATATCTATCTTTCCTGTCTCTCCTAAAGTATAAGCGGGGTCATGGACAAACCAGTATATTCGGTTACTCTGTCCATCTTCATAAGCCCCTATACATCTAGCTTGTGAACTTAATAAAACAGCCCCCGTAGTACTAGCAGTTTGCTCATACTGCAAACTAGTCATCTTAGTATTACCCTTGGAGTTTTCAACAGAGCCAACTTCCCCACCTTCGGTAGAACCTAGCCTAACATTTAAAGCATCAATGTATTCCCCGTTTGGTACAAGTCTTTCATCGAGAGACTTATTCATTCTCCCTGCGATAAAATTTCTTTGAATGTTTGCCATTTTATTTAATCCACTTATTCTCGCCTCTTAGATTCATAAGTAATCTTCCTGGATGAATATTGCTTATTCTAATTTTAGCGTTTCTTAGTAAAGAACTTTTATCTTTTCTAGCTCTATTAATTATATATTCTTGTACTCCAAATTTGTTATTTAATATTTCATATTTAATGTAAGCATATAAGTAATCTTCAAAAAGCTTATTTACACTTACTAGTGAATCATTGCCTCCTTCCATGCCATCGCATATATACTCAACAACACACTGCTGATTAGCCATTGTAGAATCAAAGTTTATTACACCAGCTTTTTTATCTATCCTAAAGGTTGGATTAAAATTGGCGGTCTCAGTATTTAAACCATATCTAGCTCCTATATTATAATCTTTCCATGCATCTGGATTCTCAGAGGCAATATCAGAAGCATCATTAGAATTGTTTTGGTTTAAGTAAATGCTCTGTTGCGAACCATTTTTTCTTTGTGTATCTAAAGTAGACGCTGTAGTCTGCACTGTACCGTCTGCATTGAAGCTTAGAGTACCTGTAGCACTCTGCAAATAGGATGCAGCTGAGTTTACTTGTATGTTCTCAGTAAGAGGTCTTAAATAGCCGTTTTGATATAAAGAAATACGAACCCAGTTTACATAATCAGAGGGTAGAATAAATTTGAGATCATCGAACACCTTAAGCTCTAAAGCTTTTATTTCTTTAAACGCATCATAATTAAGCTCTTGTATACCACGCTTAGTGTGAAATAATATCTTATACCTCTCTTCATTATTAACTAACGAGTGATTCCCGTCATACATTAAAAGAAAATTATTAACTATATCAGTTAACGGTACGTATTGAAAAGACCCCCAATTAGCATTTGTAGGTGCTGCACCTGCGTTTTCGTAATATTGATATTCAGATAAGTATGCCATTAGTTTTCTTTTTGTTCTTCCATTTGTTCTTGTTCAGCTCCAAACTGCGCTTCTTGTATATCTCTAATTGACATACCTGCGTACTGCAATATTTTAAATACTAAAGACGTTTCATCATCTGGAGACAATTCAAAGTCTTGAAAGTCAGCGTTACTTTGGTTAAATGCAGGCTCTCCATTAGCTACATTTAAATAGGTCCAATTAGGATCTTTAGGATATCTTATATATTGTGCTTGTATGTCCGTAGCTCCATTAAATTGAGCTGGGAATATTGTTATAAAAGCTCCCTGCAAACTATACGCTGGATAAGTTATAGTTGGTGAAGTTAAGTTAGAAGCATTTAAAAGAGTTATTTTACTATTAGATACCTTTTCTGCCTCTCCCTGATAAACACCACCGCTAGAACATAATATTTTATTTAGTAAATAGTAGTCATCTCCCGTAGTGCTTTGAGATGGCAAAAAGTATTGATTAAGTAGGTTTTGTGCAAGAGTTTTAGTTTCTGAAAATAAATCAATCACCTCTTCATAGCCCTTGGTAATATTTGCATATCCTGTTCCAGACATCCTAGCATTCTCTTGATTTATTAATTGATTATACTGATAAAAATAATCATCAAATATATCTAGCTGCGCTTGTTTAGCAAACAAATTAAAATCTTGCGGTGAAATATACCCGTAATTATTTTTATTAAGGATTGCTAAAACTGTATTCCGTACAGAATTTATCATTGTTATTCTTTTACACAAAGATAAGTAAAAAAAAAAGAGGTCAATTTTTCATGACCTCTCTCTAATACCTAATAAAAAGGTAATGTTAAATAGTAGCTACAGCTACGCTAGTAAATACTAAAAGCCCTCCTGATGTACTTACAGGAATTGCTGCATTAGTCCAAGATGTTTGCGCTGCATCAACTAAAGCTGCGTTTACATTTGCTGCGAAACCTGAAGTTAAACCTGTTCCAGTAACAGTAAATTTGTGACTTCCGCCTTTCAAAAATATTGTTCCAGCAGTTGAACTTGTAGTTTCTGCATAAAGAATGCCGTCTGTTGCAAGGTGAACATTTCCGTCACTTGCAGTATCGAATGTAATATATTTTGCCATGTTAAAAATTTTATGGGTTAAACAAAAAACAAAGATACTTAAAATTAAAACGTACTATTTACATGTTTTTTGCCAAACCTGACAAATGTTTTAAATGCTCTATACCCTCATCGTTTTCAAAAAAGGAAGATACCATGTATATAGGCTCTTCACCATAAGGGACATTTAACATTTTCTTTTTATTTGAAGGGGTGTTAAACCAAACTTCTTTTTTCTGATTACGTAATTGTAAAATGTTTTTATCAAAAAATCCTTGAATAGTTGCATTCATCTTTAATGCAGGATCTTCTAGAAGCAGCATAAAATCTTTTGGTTGATTTTTAGCGAATACTAATATATCTCTTCTCAGCTCGGCCGTTGTCATACGAGTAATGTCTTGTTGAAATAAAACCCTACCGACATTTTCTACTTGATCGACTGTTAATTGTCGAGCTTGAATCAGAGCATCTACTTCAATGTTTAATTCTTCAACAATTTGAGCCGCATCTTTTGCCTTGTCCACTTCAACATATACCCTTCCGTTGCCAGGGTGGTATGCTAGAAATTTTTGTAATACTTGATTTTCTTTACGGACTGTTAAAAATCCATTTTCAAACACAATAGGCTCCAAAATAGCATTATTATCCTGGTCCTCTTGAAAAGGGGAGTTTTGATTTCTTGCATATCGTAAAGCTTTGTTAGTTCCTGTCTCTTCATCAAACCACAAAAGAGGAAATCTTTGTGTATGTCTTGATGCTAAGATTAAAGAAAGTGGCGCTGTGTCGCGCGTGAGTTTGTAGATTTTATCTACATATTTAGTAGTAGTTTTCATTAGATTAGATTTAAATTTTATATAAAAAAAAGGGGGCTTTTACACCCCCTTAAGTAGTGTATTACTCTTGGAAGATAAAGAAGTTGTTAGCACCTAAAGTACAAACAGCTCTCTCTGACAAGAAGTTTACTTGCATGTTATCAACATCACTAGTTGCAGCACCACCAGCAGAACCAGTAATCCAAGTCTTGTAACGTCTGTCTTCTGTTTCAGAAGCTCTATATCTAACATGTAAGAAAGGTCTCTTAGCGTTTTTACCAAGGATTTGGTCATAAACACTAGTTGATCCAGCGGGCACAAGTAGTCCGTTTACACGTCCTGATCCTGCTCCTGTTGGAAGTCCACCTCTCATAGTTGGGTCATTTAAGTATTTCCAGTCAGTCTTATAGAAGTCATAACCTCTACGGAATCCTGAGAAACCTAAGTTTAACGCCATCTCTTCGTCATTGTCAAAAAGACCATATGAAGTACCACCCGCTCCGTAAGAGTTTTGTGCAGCTAACATATCATCAATATCAAAAGCAAACTGACGATCAACGAATAATACGTTTTCTTCAATTGCTCCTTGCTTGTCTAGACGACTAATTACATTATCAAAATCAGCTAATACTGTTGGGTTTCCACCGTCCCAGATATTACCTCTTTGTTGTACAGCATAGAAAATACCATCAGATCCAGCTCCTGGATCAGCAGCAGCACCAGCACTACCAAGAATGGCAGCAGCTCCTGAGTTAGTCTCAGCAGGCACAGCTTCAATCATTGCTGTTTCTAAGAAGTCATCAAAACGTAGTCTTGTTTCATGCTCAGATTTTAGGTACCATAGGTATCCTGTTCCACCATCTTCAGTTGTAATTTCAATCCATCCAATTTGAGCCATATCAGATCCAGATACATTGTAAGTATCTTTAATTATAATAGGCTTGTTGTCAAAGATAAAATCATTTGATTCAAGAGATCCTTGCATTCCTGCAGTTCCTTTCTTAAATTCTGATCCGTAGATGAATACTGTAACATCAGCATTACCTACTCCAGTTCCTGCAGTTACTAATCCACCTGCTTCATAAAAGTCAGCTGTGAATTGTCCTCTACCACCACCTGCATTGTTTACTGCACTAACTACAGCTTTGTTTGAACCTGATCCGTCATTTTGTACAATAACTACTGTTTGTCCAACACGAATAACTTGCTCTGCAGCCGTCGGGTCTAGCACATCATTTACTTGAAATACAACTTGATCTGCTGCTCCAGCGCCGCCAGATCCAACATTAGTGTATTTAGTATGTAATCTACCTTGCTCAGCCCATTTAATAAGGTCAGAGTTAGTAGGCATCTCAGCACCTACCATACGTAGAAATGAAGAGATTGTTCTGTTACCATAACGCTCGAATTCTTTTTCGTAAGTGTCTGGTAAATATTGATTTAACCAATTGAAATCTGCATTGGTCAAATAGTTTTGAGCTGTTGGAGTTCTTTCTGAACTCGGCGTTAGCGCAAAAGTTGGAGTTGTTTTAACTTGTCCAGCCATAATATTTAATTTTAAATTTTAATTTAACTTCGTTTTATACTTTTTATTCTCAGTCCATTGCTTGAAGGCGATGAGACTGCTTTCACTTGCATTCCTCCTTTTGTTGAAACCTCTGGTGCAGTACGCTCACTCATATTTATATTTTTAGTTTTACGTATCACATCTTCCGTCGCATTTGATTTGCCTTGTTCATAAAAGAACTGAGCAAACTTTTCAGGATTCATAGCTATAGCTAAAGAGCGGTGGTATCCTTCTGCGTCTTTAAGCATACCCGATTCATCCAAGAATTTATTTACAAAATTCATAGGCGTATCTTGAGCTTTTCTTAACTCAGAAGCGTTACCTGGAGAAAAAGTTATATCGGACTCGTCAACTTTAAATTTAAAACCTTTAAACTCAGTGCTAAAGACTTCGTCACTTTTTTTCGCAAACCATTGTGATTTACGGTTACTTTCCTCTTGTTGCGTTTTAGCTTCATTCACATATTGCTTGTAAGCTTTGAACTCTTCATTCTGAGAGGCTGAACTTTCCCTTGACTCAAGAGGCTGTTTATAGACTTCCTGCTGTTCTTTGAAGAATTTTTTAGCTTTAGCAATAATTTTTTTCTTTGCTAATCTTGTTTTTTTAATGTCTGCAGGATCATCTAGTTCCTCGTCTGATTCATAGTCCTCCATCAAGGAGTCTATATCTTCAGGGTCTAAACCTTCCTCAGTTACAGTTAAATACTCTCTTAGCAAAGAGTCAGGATTCATTTGGGAAAAGTCTTGCTGTAGCTTAACGTAATCTTCCAAACTTCTTCCTGTTTCTTTTTTGTACTTAAAATAAGCAGCTACATCTTCAGGAAGGGTCTCGGACTCTTCTCTTTCAGCTGTTAATTCTTCTAAAGAATTTATCTGCTTACCGTATCTTTTCTCAATAAATGAAAGAACTTGTTCTTCGTTTAATTCTGCAGGCGTAGGTTCTTGTTTAATCTCCTCTTTGGGCTCTTCAACTGAAACCTCTTCTTGGCCTTGCTCGGATTTTGCTTCAGGCTCCGAAACTTTAACTGAATCTACCTGTTCTTTTTTATCACCATCATCAAACTCTAATTTTTGTTGAGCTTCATGCTTGTCTAATAATTCTTGTTCTATCTGTTGTTTAGACTTCTCTACAACGTCAGTTACTTCTTTTACTTGGATTTCCATTTGATTAGATTTGATTTATTACAAAATTAATAAAAAAAGAAACACGTTTTTACCTACCTAGGATCGAACTCTGCGAGATCAAAACCATCCATAGAATCCTCATTTGATTCAAATGTTTTAGGAGGTAAATTGTTTTTTCTTTGATTAATTAATTGAGATTGTTCAGTGTTCTGTTGACTAATTCTATCTTTTTTAGCGTCTTCTCTAGCGCCCTCTCTGAAGGCTAGAGCATTTTCTGAAACATTTCTAAGTTGCTGATTATAAGCAAATTCTTGTTTCATAAGTTGAGACTTAAGATTGGCCTCATTGTTTTGTTTCTCTATTTCAAAAGCAATCTCAGCTTGTTTTATTTTCATCTGAGCTTGAGCTTCTAAATTAATTTTTTGCACCGCTACTTGCGCTGACATCTCTTGAGACTTTAGCTGTTGTTGTGAGATCATAGCTTGTTTCTGCATTTCTCTCTTTTCGTCAGCTTCTTGTTTAGACTTACGCTTAACCTTTAGTAACTGATTAGCAAGCTTTAGGTTTTTAATTTCACGAATATCAATAGCGTCTTCAAGATTAATATCTTGTTTAGATAAAGCCATTTGAATGTTTTGCTCAAGCATAGCCTTTTGCTCTTCATCTGGTGAAAGTTCTATAAACACACCAAAGTCATAGATATATAACTCACTTATTTCTCCTAGTATACTTACGTTATACTTGCCTATTTTATTAATAAAGTCATCTTTAAAATCAGCATACTCTAAAATGTCAGCTACCCTATACGTTAACGCTTCAGCTAACGTACGATATATGTAAAGACTTCCGTCTAATATATGTCGGGTAGCTGTGTTTGAATTTAATGCTGCTAGTTTTTGAACGCCAACTAAAGCATCTGGGTTAGGAGTAGACCCATCTCTAGCCTCATTAAGGCCAGTTACTGACCTTATCATATCTAGATAATGATTATAGTTAGCTAAAAGCATTTGCGTTTTAGAAGCTCCAGAGTTACTAGTAAGCTGCTGAATAGGGACCCTTCCTTGGTTATATTCGCCATCTTGAGTATAGCTTCTACCTACGACACTACCCGTTTGGAAATATAAACGTAGTGCGTCTTCTGGATTATATGCTGCGCCAGTCCCAAGATCTACTTCATTTAGACCATCAGCATCAATGTAAACACCATCTGGAACTACCTTAGCAATTACTTGTTGTAACTTCAAATGAGTCATCTGTATCAAGTCCGCAAAAGGAATCATGCGTCTTACTAGAGATTCGATAACACCCTTGTACATTCTTGGAGCTACAGCTACATAGTTAGGTAATGCATGTTGTGATGAAGACTTAGGTCTAACCATATTCTTGGCAAGCTCCCACTTGAGAATAATATTTGTGCCCATAACCATAACGCCATCATACCATACATCAATAGTCTTTTCTATCTTTTCAAAGTTTCCTTCTTCAAGCATTTCTTCTGGCGGATTAAAGGTATCATCCTTCTCTATCATTCTAGTTGCACCACCCTCGTTTATTTTTTTCTTGTAAACTATTTTTTTAGTAGTCTTATAGTTAAAGTACATAAGAGTACATGTGTCACGATAAAAGATATCGTTCTCATAATACTGAGCTGTATTAAAGTAATCATACCAGCTCTGGCTATATTGAGATATTTTTTCTAATTGCTCTCTGTCTAGGGTAGGGTCTATTTTTATTAGCTCACTAATACCAACTGTTTTTATTTCACCCCAATAGAAACAATCTTTAAAGAATGGATCTTCAGTATAACTATATACCACATTAGCAGGGTCTACATAAGATACTTGGACACCTGATCCTGGAAGAAACTCGTGTTTAGCCATTCCCACGCCCACAACCATTTGGTCATAGTCTATGCGCTTACGGATATCTTCATAATGGTTTTCAGCAAACATAGTGTCTATAGCCTCTTCTTCAGCTATTTCTATTGCTGGCTTGTAGTTCAGGTTCATGTATAATGAAAGTTCTTCATCTGAAGCAGGCA